GAAAATAGCGGTTACAGGGCCCCTGGTGGCGAGCAGCACCAGGCTCCGCCCCAGCAGCAGCAGCAGCAGCAGCAGCAGCAGCAGCAGCAGCAGCAGCAGCCCGGTTCGCAGGAATGTGCCCAGCAGCCGCAACCCGGCGTGAAGCCCCCCTGGATGTCCTAGCGCTCTCTTGGGTATGGCGGCGCACCGGAACAGTCGCCGTCATACCTCTTTTCTTTACCTCTGCGTGGAAGGTATGCGCACATGGCAGAAATGAAACCTGAAGTGCTCGAAGGACTCGATAGCCTGGCCAGGGAGCTTGTCGCGGCTAAGGTTGCCGAATCGGCCGCGAAGGCTAGTCGCCTGGCGATCGAGAGTAAGATCGTTGCGCTGGTCGCAATCGAGAAGGGGAAGAAGCAGGTCACCCTTCCCCTTCCGAGCAGCACGAAAATAGTCGTCAAACAGGGCAATAACTACAAGGCCGATGTCGAAGCGATTAAGCGACTCTTCAATTCTCCACAGTTAAAGGAGCTTGAACTGCCTGCGCCAATCGAAACGAAAGACTCCTTATCAGTGAAGGGGTATGAATGGTATCGGGAGAATCACCCTGACGTTTATGTTCTTCTGGCCGAGCACGTCACAGTTACGCCAGCCAAGGCGAGCGTTGCGGTTCAGTCACCCAAGAAATAGGAGGATAGCATGGCCAGTTTGAAGGGGGTCCTGCCGGAGCACTCCGCGACTGTAGAGGCGATCTACGAGCACTGGCGCAAAAAAGGAGAAGCCAGGCAGCGAGTTGTACGCGCTCTCGGCGCCTCACGGGTTGGACTGCCATGTGAACGAGCGCTGTGGTATGAATTTCATCACTGCTGTGCGCCCAGTTTTAATGGGCGCATGTACCGGCTCTTCGATCGCGGAAACCTAGAGGAGCCTCGGGTCGTCGCTGAATTGCGGGCCATTGGTTGCACCGTCCACGAGGTGGACCCCGAGACTGGTAAGCAGTTTCGGGTGGAAGCACTCGGCGGACATCTCTCTGGATACCTCGACGGAGCCGTGCTTGGCGTGCCGGAAGCTCCCAAGGCTTGGCATGTCCTGGAAATTAAGACGCACAGTGCAAAGTCCTGGAAGAAGTTGCAGAAGGAGGGAGTTCAGGTTTCTAAACCGGAACATTACGCCCAGTGTATGATTTACATGCACTTGACTGGCATGAAACGAGCACTCTACGTCGCCACGAACAAGGATACGGATGAACTCTATTCTGAAAGGATTCGATACGACAAGGTTGAGGCTGAAGCGCTAGTTGACAAGGCACGTCGTGTGATCTTTGGTATCGAACCTCAGTCCCGCATTTCCGAACGGCCTGACTACTATCTGTGCAGGTGGTGTGATGCACGAGAAGTATGCTTCGGTTCGGAAGTTGCCACGCTTCCGGTCCCTTCGCTTTCCTGCCGGCAGTGCTGTCATTCCACCCCGACCGAGGCTGGCAAATCTCATTGGGTGTGCGAGAGGCACAAGAAAGGTCTGGCCGTTACGGATCAGTGTAAGCCTTGTGCTGATCATCTTGTAATGCCAGCACTCGTGGAACCATCAGCAAGTCCAGGCGAGTTCGGTATAGATAGCGAGGGGCATGGCTTCATAGTTTTCATCGACGAAGAGTGGGGAGATTGGAAGCATGGCAGGATGGATGGAGCCTACAGTAGCGAGGAGCTAATGAAGCTTCCGCGCCAGATGCTAAGTAACGACATGCTTCAGTGCGCGAAAGAACTCTTCTCGGGTGCGGTAGTCGCCAAGCCGGATACTCTCCTGCGGAAGTACCCAGTAGATGAGACACGATTAGTATGGAGTGGCCGTTTTAATACCGAGCACATCCGGGAAGCCTGGCGAGCCGCTTACGGTGAAGACATCGAAGGCCTGGAGCCGATCGACTCGACAAAACAACCGAACTACATCGTTGTGGAGTATAGCGGTAACCGCGTGGTGTTCGCTGATTTCCAATCGAAGGAGGCTGAGATTCGTGACAAACACATTTAACACTCGCTTGCGAGCGGTTCGGCTCTCTAGCGAACGATCCTGCCTGATATGTGGTTGTCGGAGGTTGAGCCGTGTTCGGGGGCTGTGCCGAGCGCACTACGGCCGTGCTCAATATGCAATCTCGCAGGGGATGGAAACCTGGGAGGCACTCATACGTCGCGGGCTCGCACTGCCAGCGCGTAAAAGAATAGGAGATCGCGAGCGGCGCATGAGGAAGGCAATTTTGGCAATCTACGCGAGAGGTGAATACCCTAGCGTGCGACGAATCACCTTGGAATTGCATCGCAGCTCAAGAACACTCAGCGCCTCTGAGTGCGAGATACGGCGTGAGGTATTCGAGGAACTCGGAATTAAACTGTCCCGTCGCGGTACAGCCTTTTTCCTCCATCGACGAGCGGCCTAAGGGGGGGGAGATGATAACACCGCGACCATACCAACTTGATGCGCTTGGGGCCCTGCACAATCACATTTGCACGAAGGAGTCCAATCCGTGCGTTGTGATTCCTACAGGCGGCGGCAAGTCACTCTTGATTGCATGGAGTATTCAGGGATGGAAAGCTCAAGCTCCGTCTTTTCGGTGCGTAGTGCTTGCGCATCGGAAGGAACTGATACAGCAGAACTATGAAGAATTCATGGATGTACAGTTCCGGGAGGGATTCGGGCTGACGAATGACATTGGCATTTTCTCTGCTGGCCTGAAGCGGAAGGACTGGGATGCCTCAATTCTGTTTGCCTCAATTGATTCCATTTACAAGCGCGCCGGCGATTTTGCACCTTTCGATGCGATCCTGGTTGATGAAGCTCATCGCATTCCGCATAGTGGCGAGGGGAAATACCTCACCTTCCTGAAGGACTGCCGACGGTTCAATCAGAAACTCCGAGTCATCGGCTGGACGGCCACCCCCTTCAGAATGAGCACTGGATCGATTTGCCACAAGGATCATTTACTCCATGAGGTGTGCTACGAAGCCGCAGTTACGGATCTTATCAAGGACGGATTTCTATGCAAGCTTCGATCGAAAGTTGGGATGGCTTCTCCGGAACTGCGGAATGTGAAAAAGCGCGGTGGTGAATATATCATCTCTTCCCTCGCTGAAGTTACAAATCGTGACGACCTCATTACTAAGGCCGTAGATGAGGCAGTTCGGATCTTGCGCCACGAGAATCGACGATCGATCATCTTTTTCTGTGTCGATGTGGAACATTGCCATGCCGTATCGAGAGAACTTCAGCGGCACCATATCTACGCACCGGCGGTAACGGCAAAAACTAAACCAGAGATTCGAGATCGAATCGGGGATGACTTCAAGAATGGAAAACTCCACGCTGTATGTAACGTCAACGTGTACACTGAAGGGTTCAATGCAACGTGTATTGACTGCATTGTACTATTGCGCCCAACTCTGTCGCCGGGGCTCTTCAGCCAAATGGTGGGCCGTGGCTTGCGGTTGCACCCAGATAAGGGTGACTGCTTGGTGCTCGATTTCGCTGGATGCATCGACGAGCACGGACCGATCGACTTGTTGGGTACAGGAATGGAAACTCCCCTTGCTACCTGCCTGCAGTGTCGCACTTCTTTTTCTCGCGCGATACGAGTGTGTCCTGAGTGCGGCTGGAGTATTCCCAAGCAAGAACTTGATCGACTAGAGGAGGAGGATGCCGAACGCAAGCGGCGAATGCACGGCGACAAAGCGTCTGATCGTTCGATTCTCTCGAACGCACCAGAAACTCACATTGTCTCAGACGTAAAGGTCAGTCGTCACAGGAAGCCCGGCAAGCCAGATAGTCTCGTGGTGCGCTACCGTTGCGGGATACGATTCTTCCGGGAATGGGTTTGCCTCAACCATGAGGGATTCGCAGGGCGCAAAGCGCAACTCTGGTGGATTGAACGCTTCGGTCAGCGAAAGGCGCACCAGGGACGGGCGACTGTTAGTGAGGCCCTGTCGAATTTCCTCACGGAACAAGTACTAAGCGATTACACGAAGTCCATTACCGTCAAGCGCGAGGGAAAATACTTTCGGGTCATAGGGTATAATGAACCAATTGGGGGAGCAGCATGAATTTTCTCGAATGGGCATTGCGATACGCGAAACTCGGTTGGGCGATCTTCCCTTGTCTTCCGGGGCAAAAGATCCCAGCAACCAAACATGGCGTTAAAGATGCAACAACTGATGAGGCTCAGATTCGCAAATGGTGGGATCGGTGGCCAAACGCGAACATTGCCGTTGCATGCGGGGAACCTAGCGGTGTGCATGTTGTTGATATAGATGTAACCGAAGCTGGAGACGTGAACGGGTGGAATACTCTCGTTCAACTCAGCAGAACAGGGAAAATTCTTCCCGCAACAGTAAAGCAGGGTACTCCGCGCGGCGGGGCACACTTCTTCTTCCGCACGGTCGATCCGCCGGCCAACAAGAACAGTTTCCTGCCCGGGGTGGACATTCGATCGACTGGGTATTACGTCGTAATCGCACCCTCGATTCACCCGAATGGCGGGCAATACAAATGGGCAGAAGGCTATTCGCCCTGGGATCGTGAACTCGCTGAGTATCCGGACTTTATGCGGCCCAGCGAGAAGCCGGCGCCAGCGCAGGGTACACCTTTAACGCCACTACCATCGGAGGCGGTTAACGGTGATATTATCCGGCGCGCCAGTGCCTACCTGGCAACCTGCGACCCTGCCATCCAAGGGTGTGGCGGACATGATAAGCTGCTAAAAGCGGCGATGTACATGGTTCAGGGGTTCCTGCTCCCGGAGGGGCAAGCTTTCGATCTCCTGGCGCACGAGTACAACCCGCGATGCGAGCCTCCGTGGAACCTGGGCGACCCGCGGGACGCCAAGGATTTTCGCCGCAAGATAACGGAAGCCATGAAGCTAACTCCTCAGCACCAGCCAGGCTGGCTATTGGCTGAGGGCGGACATTCGGACGAACCGAGCCTGTTCACACCCGAGGAATTGAAAGCCCTCCTCGATCGTGGGCAAGCCAAGGATGCGGAGGAGTCCCTCACGCCGCCCACAGTGCTTCAGCAGGAAAGGCTAATTGCCCTTACTGGTAATGCCGATGCTCGCGAGAAGGAACTACACTTTCTGACTCGTCCAACCGGGCTACTCGGGGATCTCTGCTCTTGGATCAATAGCTGTGCCAGGAAACCGCAGCCCTGGCTTACGCTGGGCTGTGCAATTTCGTTTTTGGGTGTGCTTTTCGGCCGGAAGGTCGAAGACGAGGACGGGTTGCGAACCAATATCTACTGCATGGGAATCGCGAATTCGTCCGCCGGAAAGAACCATGCCCCCAAACAGGTGAGGCGCCTCTGTTACGAGGCTGGTTGTTCTGGGCTGATAGGCGGAGATGACTTCGCCTCTGATACTTCAATCGAATCTCGTCTGGAAAAAGATCCGGCGACCCTGTTCTTGTGTGACGAGATTGGATACCTCTTCTCAGCCATTAAAGGCGGACAAAATCCCCACACTGCCAAAATCGTCTCGCTACTGATGAAGTTGTACTCCTCGGCTGATTGTATCTATACGGGGCGTGAATACGCCGATGCCGAAAAGAGGCGAACGCTGGTGGAGCCGCACTGTTGCGTTTATGGTTACTCTTCTCCGGAAAGTTTCTTCGATGCTCTATCACCGAAAGAACTACAAGACGGGTGGCTTTCCCGGTGCCTGCTTTTCTACTCAACTGATGATCCAGAGAAGATACGTGATGGCTCCGCGAAGAAGAAACCGATTCCGAAACCCTTGAAGAATCAAGTGAATGCATGGTACGCACATGAACTCGTAAATCCAAGCACGATAGACGGACTGCTGACTCCTTACTCGACAGAGATGATGCCGCGCCCTCCCGCTCCTAAGACTGTGTCGACTACAGCAGAGGCGGATCGAGTCTTCATTGCTTTTGATCGGGAGGCGATCGAGTTCGGAAGGCAGTATACACAATTGGATTGTCTCTGGAAGAAGGGCGAGGAGAACGCCAGGAAGATCGCACTTATCGTGGCCGCTGGAGAAAGTTTCGAGAACCCGGTAATCACTGCTCCAATTGCGGATTATGCCTGTCGGCTAACCAGGAGATTGCTTCTTGATTTCTCCTTGCGCGTACCGAGTATTTCCATAAACGAAATTGATAAATCGAAACAGAAAATTATCAATCTAATAGACCGTTCCGGAACCACCGGTTGCCGCAACCGGGAGATCACACAGCGCACGAGATGGCTTTGCGGGCGTGAACGAAGGGCGCTTCTTGCGGATTTGATTGAGGGCGGGGATATCATTTCGAGAACTTCAGGTAGGACTATGAAATATTGGACACCTCAGCATTACGGAAAGAGAAAGGCATGACCGCTGAAATAGCCATGTTCATTCTGCCATTACCGACTCGCATTCTATCTCCGAATGTGGCCCAGGCTACTCTTCGCGGGCGCTTCGCGAAGGCATCGGCTACGGCAAAATATCGGCGCCTAGCGAAGGAGGCGGTCCAAGAGGAGTGCATTGAATCGGCACCGTGGGAAAGGGTTACGGTCGATGCAGAGTTCTTCTTCAAACGGCGAGGGCGGCACGATGACGAAAACGCCATGGTGTCGATTAAGGCAGCCTACGATGGAATCGTGGATGCCGGGCTTGTGGAGGATGACGATTCGGAGCACATGCGCAAGATGCCGCCGAAGTTCGAGGTGGATAAGGAGAATCCGAGGGTTGTCATAACGGTAACTAGGCTCTCATAAGGGGGATGCGATCGAATGTCACGGGTACTTGTGGTGGGTGATCTTCATAATCCCGCGTCACACGTTGGCTATTTATCGTTCTGTCAGGATCTATACGCGGAATGGGATTGCGAACGAGTTGTCATCATAGGGGACATTGCTGATTTTCAAGCAATCAGTTTCCATGCGAATAACCCCAATTGCCCCGGGGCCTCCGACGAATACGTTTTGACGAGGCAGTATATGCAAGTGTGGTACAAAGCCTTCCCTGAGGCGTTTGTGTGCATCGGAAACCATGACGAGCGCGTGCTAAGACTGGCTGAGTCTGTAAACATTCCAAGTCAGTTTATTCGAGATTTCCGAGAGACTTGGGGCACACCAGGGTGGGATTGGAAATACGAACACTTCGTTGATGATGTGTATTACTTTCACGGCACAGGACAAGGCGGAATTCACCCGGCCTGGAACGTCGCCGGGAAGATGCTTATGTCGGTCGTAATGGGGCATTGCCATTCGAGGGCGGGAGTGAAATGGCGAGCAAACCCACGGCAGCGTATCTTCGCTGTCGATACAGGATGCGGCATCGACGTAGATGCTTATCAATTCGCCTACGGACGGCATATGAAGGATCGGCCGATTCTGTCTGCGGCAGTAATCGCCGATGGGATTCCGTACCACGAAATCATGCCGTGTGGGACTAAGGAACGCTATCACAAATCTCGTTTTCAGAAGAGGAGAGCAGCATGAGTAAACAACCATCCGAAGGGGATCTGACCTCTAATGTCCGAGGAACTTGCGCGAGATTCAACGGGGGTAAAGTCCGCTTGTCCCTCGTGCCGCTGCACTTACTTGCGGGGACGGCTCGCGTTCTCGAATGGGGCACGAGAAAATACGCCCCCTGGAATTGGGCCAAGGGCGGCATCTGGTCGACACCGATGGATTGCCTCTTGAGGCACCTAATCAAGTGGTGGTTTTTCGGCGAAGAATACGATGAAGATTCGCATCTCCATCATCTCGATCACGCCATGTGCAACCTTCTCTTTTTGATTCATTACAAGGATACTTACCACGAGGGGGATGATCGCCCCTCCCAGGTAACAACTGATTTCTTGTCCTCCATGAAGGAGTTTGCATCCCTTTTCAATTTACCCCCGGAGGCCGATGACAATGCTGTGTAGATTGTTTCAGACGCGCGGTTATCTGTGTGGTCCGATGGATAAGGTGGCTGATTGTGGTATCGATTGGCGCCGCAAGTTAATTGAACGCTTATACTTCATGGGTATCAACTGGCTCGATCCGACCAACAAACCATGCACCAGAGCGCTGGAGGGTGAAGCGGAAGTGGCCCTTGGACATGAACTGCTAAGTGAGCGGCGATACGACGAAGCCGCGAAGATGTTCCGCGAAGTGAGGCACATTGATCTGCGGCTCGTTGATATTTGCGATTTCGTGGTGGCGAGAATTGATCTCTCCGTGCCCATGTGCGGCACCTGGGAGGAAATCTTCTGGGCAAACCGAATGCAGAAACCTGTCATTGCGGTCATAGTCCAAGGGAAAGCGAACGCTCCGGGATGGCTATTCGGTACGCTGCCACATCACATGATCTTCAGTACGATGCTTCAGGCCGAGGCGTACCTGAAACACATATCGTACGAGCAGGAAATCGATCTCGCGGATCGGTGGGCATTTTTTGATTTCAAGGAGGCAGCGTGATGGACAGATTCGAGAAATTCGTTAAATACCTGAAGGAAAGAGTGCCCACCAAGAGGAAGGTTGCGGTGCATCGCATAGCCATGAAGGATGACGGCTCCACTGGCCTGTCCGATTGCGGGCGCATTACGGTTAGTATCTCCCGGAAACTTCCGGTACATCGCCAGCTTGATACTCTCGTTCACGAATGGGGGCACGTTCTCGAATTTGATAAGCACGGAAACCACGGAAGGGAATGGGGGATCGGACAATCGAAAGCCTACGAGGCATGGGAAGAATTCCGCGATGTAGTGGAGCCGAAACTATGAGCGAGCATGCCAATTACAGGCTCTTCAATAATGACTGCCTCGATGTACTTCGGACAATCGATGATGAAGTGGATTGCATCTTCGCCGATCCGCCGGATAACATCGGGTTGTCGTACGGCACCTACAAGGATCGTCGCACTACAGCGAATTACTGCGACATGCTGGAGGATTGGCTTCACGCGATGCTTCGATGTTCACGAACAACCTGGATGAGCTTCAATGCGTGTTGGACGCTGCATTTCGCTGGCGTAACCAATCTGATGCTCTCTGTCTTTCCGGACGTTTGCGTGAAGCCATGCGTGCAGACGTTCACCTTCGGACAGCACAATAAATACGATCTCGGGAACAACCATCGGCCGCTTTGGAGATTTCGGCACCCGGAGGCGCCGCTCTATCCAGATGCAATTCGTGTCCCATCTTGGCGTCAGCTTCACGGTGACAAGCGAGCCGATCCTCGCGGCCGGGTTCCCGGCGACGTGTTCGATTTTCCACGAGTCACGGGCAACTCCAAGCAACGCCGCCGATGGTGCCCGACGCAGCTACATGAGGGGCTTGTGGAGAGGTGCCTGTTGCTGACCACCAAGCCGGGAGACTTAGTGCTCGATCCATTCGGCGGATCCGGCACCACCTTGCGAGTGTGCAAGAGAATCGATCGACGGTGCATCCTGGTGGAAATTGATCCCGATTACTGCGAACGAATCGCGCAAGAACATGATCTCATCATAGAAAAATTGCCCAGCAAGGGCCAGGCAATTGAGGGGAATCAGCCGAAAGATCCACGATTTCTCAAAAATCAGCAGACGCTTTTTCCGCTTGAGGAGGCCGCCTAATCATTCCTCGATTACCTCTCGCTTGGCAATTGCAATGTTGTGCCCTGCCGCCCAGGCGTGCGCATCTTTCCTTGCCGCAGCTACCGTCTTGAATTTCTCGCGACCGTTGATGCACGGAAATGCCACGGTCCTCCTGATCGGTACGAGATCCCAAGCGTAGCCTCGTTCTGTGCCGCTAAGGCTCATTTCCCAAACGCTCTCGCAAGCCCGGTGTACGCTAAGTCTCATTTGCGTCATTCCCCTTCTCCCTTCTGCTGTTGGAAAATTCTTCTAACCGTTCGGGCACTCCACGGCTTGCCGCGGAACGGTCCGAACTCTTCGGTCAGAAGCTCCGCTATTTTGTGCGACGGACGTCCGAGCCGGCTGAGTTCCCGCATTTTCTCTAGCGCCTTTTGCTCTTGCTCGCAGCGGATCAGCCTCTTGCTATCCTCCGGGTCTCGCATCCAACCGACCGGCGGCTTCCCGAACCACTCTCCATTTGCCTGCCGGCGCTTCATTCCTCTGCTCGTGGCGTGCCGGATGCGATCTCGCTCATAGGCGGCGAAGGCCGCGAGGATGTTCGAGAACAGCCGGCCTTCCGGCGTCTCGGCCACCGGGGTTCCGTTGGCGAATTCGATTCGGCCGCCGGCCCGCTCGACTTCGTGTCGGATCGTCAGGCTGACAAGCATGTCTCGCGCGAGGCGATCCATGGCATCTACCACCAGAACGACTTCGCCCTTGAAGTTCTCGATAGTACGGATCGCAGCCGAGAGCCCCGGCCGGTCTAAAACCCCCCCACTGGTGTCAGGGTCAGAGAGGGAATTCAGAACTACCCGATACCCCTTCTGGATGCAGTACGCTCGGCACCGCTCCTCCTGTTTTTCGCACGAGTCGCATTCCCTGGCGTTCGGCCGGGGGCTGAATCTGGTGTAGATCACGGCTGCGGTCATGCCTCTTCCTCCCAGGGGGGCTTTTTATATTCCGACTGAATCAGCATCTTACCAATCAAAATTGCCCGATACCCGTACAGACACGTTTCCGAAGAGAAATGCTCACAATACACCTTAGCCTCCGCCTCCGTGGCGAATGCTCTGGGAGTAACGAAACTACAGGTCAGCGTATCGAATCCCTGAATCACCCAAATGATGGGTTTTTCGCAAACGGGATCGACTTGTAACTCCACCTTGACCATGTCAATCCTCCCGACGCCCGCTCAGAATCGATACAGCCGCCAGGAGCGGGCGCTCGTTACCCTGGACGGCTCGTACTGCCTATTCTACTATCGGCGATTCCTGGGCCTCCTGGGACCCCTGACGTGCTAATTCAGTAACCCCCTCAGCAGGTGTATGACACAATACCCATTGGAGCTAACGGGCAAGAAACCAGTCAGGGGCCACGTACAAATGAGCGAAATCTCCCCAGCACGGACTCGAATGTACGGCGTATTCTCTTCGCCATACCTTCGCGACCGAAGCGATTCTTGCCGGAGTCGACCTGGTAACGATTGCGGAAATAATGGGACACGCAAATCTCCAAATGCTGTCAACGGTATATCAGCATGTCGGTAAGCGGCTGGATCACTTGCAATTAGGAATCGAGCGGGCGACTTCGGGGATATGAGATAATCACCTCCTATGCCGCATCGGCGAGACGCAATCGCCTACTCGATTGCTTATCGTACGACAAATTCATGAATCGATCAAGTTCTGCCCGTGAGACTCTCACCATTCGGCCTATGCTGAAGGTGGCAATATCCCCCCGCTGAATCAAATCGTACACCTTATTACGGCCGCATTGTAACACTTCAGCAACCTCATCCACCGTTAAGGCCGTAATTGGATCTGTCCGTTTCTGGGGGGGTTGGAGGAGAACGTGAGCGATTGTTAGCACGGCGCTTGTGAGGGGATCACCAACTTCCTTACGAATAGCAGTGAACAATTCGATAGTCTTAATCATTTCCACTCCGTGTGTTTATACGGCACTCATCACGTTGCCACATGGACAAGTAGGAAGTCCCACGTCAAGCCACTTCCGCGTAACGCGCACGAGATACCCGCAGTTCGGACACGTCGCCTTGAGTAGGCGCGTCGTCTGCTTCTTATCTTTCGTTGATGGGGAGAGTGTCGCATGCGGATAATGGCCAATCCGTTCGATAAGCCCCTCTAGCTGCAAAGCCAGCTCCTCGCCAACTGAACTTTCGGACATTTTCCCTTCAAGTCCAACGGCGAGCGCGACCCTGCGAAATGGCGCCTTGTGCCCGCAGTCTGTACCAACGACCGTATGCACGAGTTCATGCACAAGCGTACCGAGCACTTCTATTGAATCGGAGAGAACTGGGCTGACGAACAATTCGTAATGCCCGTCGGCTGAGCGCTTGCTACTCCAGCATTCCCCGACGCATCGTCCGCGCTTAGCCGTTGCGCCGTGAGATGGCCAGCCGCAGGACGCCCGGATATGCTCGGGAATCTCAGCGTCATGCCGTCTAAACAGTGGTCGCAATGCCTCAATCATCTTCTGAAGCCATTGTTCTCGTGTCATTTGCTGCCTCCTTCCAGGACTCGCTTAATCAGCCCAAGCACGCCCACCTTGCGCTCATTGGCACTCTCCGAGAGTTCCACGAAAATCATGGCTAATCGGTTCGCCCAGAGCGGAGTATAATTGTAAGAACTGAAGATTTTGGCTACGCGCTTTTCGCGATTGCGGCGCGCCTTCATCTCATCCGTGTTACCGGGCCAGTTACGCGGCTTCGCCATGATTATCCTTCACACAGAGGCAAAGGGAAACCGGCTTAGCGAGCAGATTCATTTGCTCATAGAGGAATTCGCTAAAATCCTCGTCGCCGTTCTCGGCCGCCTTCAGAGCCTGTACGGATAGTTCCTCGCACGCCTCTTTAGCGGCTTGAATCCCCACCTGCTGAGTCGATTCGAGTCCTAAGTGCGCAAGCGCTCCACGAAGCAAACCGATCGTGCGCATAAGCCAGACTTTCACATCGCGCGCCTCCCCACGGCGGGCGAGTAATTCTTCTAATGCAGCCTGCGCTGCATCGCGTAGCAATTCGATTCTCTCCAGCATGATGCGAGTCTCCTTGGATGAGTCGAGAAATTCCACAACTTCTTGCATTGCCTTCCTGGCGCGTTTCCATTTTGCCCGTAGCGCCAGACTGAACAACCGATCAGCCGGCAAATAAGAGTAGATACAGTACCCTAATCCCTCATATGCCACGTATTCGTTCTTGATCGTGTCGGTAGCGAGCAATCCGCTTTTCGGAAGCGGTAGCGGCGGATCTTTCTTGGGCAGACCATGGTAGTCGTCCAGCACACCGGCGCCGGGTTCGGGATAAAGCGGATGAGGCAAAATGCTGGTCGGCTTCTTTCCCCCGGCAACAAAATAGTGTCCGCATTCGCACATCTTCTTCCGGGGACCATGTTTAGCTGCGCACTCAGGACAAATCTTGAACGCCACTGTTTACTCCTCGTTCCAGGCTTCGACCAGTTCACCGAAATCAACATCCTTCAACTCGGAAGAGAATTCCATATCGGGTGTACCATTCGGGAACATTTCAAGAACGAGAAGCACACAGCCTGCAATATCCAATGGCAACCGGCTAAGCATAAGCTGGTATAGGCCCACCTCATTCATGACCCAAAGGTTCACGTTCCACGTTTCCCAATTCTTCCAGCCATTATACGTTTGGAGAGCAGTTTCAGCCACATTACTCATGATGCTAATCCCCTGGGTGTCCGTCTCATGTTATTTGAACCAATATGTTTGATCCACCAACTAAAGTCTACTTCGTATTGCTACGAAGTCAAGTATTAAAGTTGCCTTTAAGTTACGAGCGAAAGGCAGCAGCGCAGTCTTCGGAACAACAGTCCTGCCTGGGGCCTTCGGGCTGAAACTTACAACCGCACCATCGACAGTCCCTGGCTTCGTCACGCCAGGCGCTTGGGCACCCGATTTCATGGCACCGCACGCCGTTGATGACGAGTATCTCGCAAGCTTCGCATTGCATGGTGTCGCTCCAAGGTGGTATGGAAACTTGACGCCTACCCCGCCGGCCAGAACCAGGCTTGCAGCGCTCCGCCACAACTGGGGCAGTGTGCCTTGCCCTCTTCGTCAACCCAAATCACGCCAATGTCGGGCGCCGGTCTTTCGGGAAGATCGATCGGCAATTCAAGTTGCGCCGGATCGGGCTTCCTGGGATAGTCGGGCTTCTCGGTTGTCGTAGGGTACTCGCCCGGGCAGGTGTACTCTTGCCCGCGAGTTTCGTCAGGCGTCCAATGCTGCCCGTCGTCCGTGTCCCAATGCCGGTAACACTCCGCGCAACTGATACTCCCCCGTGTGTTGTCGAAAATGGCGGTTCCGTCGTCCCCATCCACATCGAACGCAACCGGGTCCGTGTAGCCCCATCGCGCATCGCACCCGTTGTGTATCTGCAAGAGAACGTGCGCGTCCCCGTCCGCATCCGTCCAGTAGACATACTGCAGAACCTGGGAAAGCAGGTCTCCCCCATTGTACGTGTTGACAGTTAAGGGTCCGCCATCCCCATAGATACCTTTACCCTCTACGTGTTCGGCAAAGGATTCGGCGGATTCCATGACAAGCGGTAGCCCCTCTTCCTCGCAGTATTCGCGATAGCGCTCGTCAAGATCGGGGTTGTATTCCAGCCGATCTTTCAGCCAATGATACACGCTGAAGGCTGGCCAGCATTCGAGCCTTTCCCCTTCCTTCCGGGGACGCTCGACGTACAAGACCGCTTCGGGTTCTTTCTCGAAATCCCGATCCTGGTTCTGTTGCCAGTGACGCCCGAAGTAGTCCCCGGAATCGACCAGAACGCGCCCCGTGTTCTCTTTCAGCATCCGTGCAATCACTTCCGCGGTTGTCTCGGTTGTAGTGCTAGCCATGGTGTTGCCTCATAGTGCGATAGTGAACGAACACCTCTATTTTACCTTGCCGCTTAATGAAGTCAAACAAACTAAAGCTTTTTTACCGCACATTACAATTAAAAGGGTTATGCGGTGTACTTTGCAATAGAGTCGAGTCCGCGCTTCGCAGGTTCTTCGGTTCCTAGTGACGAAGCGCGGTATCGAACCCATTACAGGTCGCAATGCATAACGTACCCCCTTTCTATTACAGGTTCGCACTATTCGGAGCGATACAATCCACGACGCCCGGGGAGGGGCTACCTGATCTTGGTTTCAGCGTAGGTGGCCCTTGCGAGCCGACCCGAAAGCGTAATGACTTGCGGGGGCACTCCCCTAACCAATTTCTGGCAGTGTGTACGCAACTCGAAAAGATCCATCGGGCGCGCAAGGCGAATCGTTACGCGCTTACGTGGTGTTTCAATGATGAGTGTTTCTGCGGTCATAACCCGTTGTCTCCCGGCTAGCAATTACAAAACACGTAAACGCCCGAATCGCTCTCGACGCTATAGTTGTCGCCCCCGAACAGGTCGCGGGTGAAAGCTTCGTAGTCGATGTAGACTTGCATGGTGCGTAACTCCCAGTTGCCAGGTCAAAAGTAGCCCAGTCTGGACAGCCCGAGGGGCTGTCCATGGTGGGGCACTGTTGCCTACCCTTCAATCAGAACAGTCTCGCCCTCTTCCATCTCGTACAGGAGCATTCCAATCTCGTCACTATTCTGGTATGCCCATTCGTTCACCCAAGCGGGAAACAGATCGGTATTGTCGGATGCACACCCGGTGCGCTTCTCGAATTCGTACGCTTCACCTGCGGCCCCAAGGAACGAAAGCAAACTTTCGAGACCATCTTGCAAGCCCCCGCCCTGGCAACCAGACTGCAAGTCGTCCGCGCTGTATTCGTTGACTCCGCCAGACGAGTCGAGAAAGTACCGATAGCGGGTACGCCCTCCGCGGCCCCCGCAGTTGGCATACTCAATTGAGATTGTAACGTCGCCGATCTTGACGCCCGCGCAAAGCCTGCTTGTAATCATCCCTGGTGAGTTGATTATCATCGTGCCCGCCTCTTGTTGTGTTTTCGTATCTTGTTAATTGCCTTCAGGACGGCAGGTTTGAACCCGCGCATGGGATGTTCAGTGACAGCCCCATCACATGGGTTACCATCCTCGTAGTCCCCTGCCCTGAACCAGTATTCAATGGCGTTTGCGTGTCGCCGATAGTAACCGCCGCAAGCTCGGGGCATGCCTCACCTTTCACTTCTGGGGTTGTCGTATCGCTTGTCGGTTGCGTCCCTCCAAACAAAACAGCCCGTATCCCAGAACCGCTCGCAAATTTCTTGCGCTGAAATGCTCTTGTATTCGTCGCTGTCAATTGTGGCCCGAACGGTTCGCCCATGGAATACGATTGCATACGAGAACACTAAGCGCTTCTGGATTCTCTCCATTTGCGCCGCTTGGTACCCGCTCAAATAGCTCTTCTCCCGTTCGGGAAGCGATTGATATTCTGCCTCGTTCCACAAACAGTGCTTCAATGAATCGATAATCCGTTCATGTGTCCAGTGAAACCTAATTGCATTGTCGGTGATGGCACGAATTCGTTCGGCATACAATCGGACAAGATGGGTTCGAGTTTTCTCACACATCGCTTCACCTCCACTATCAGGGAACGGTTACTGATAGGACGCAACCGGAAGGGTTGCGCCCCGTCGGGAATCGTCGCCTTCACTGGACAGCAACATTCCACCGAATCGAAACGTGGTAATAGGTTTCGTCGATGCTCCCGTATATCGCCTGTCTGTCGGGCGTTGTGGGCAGCGCTTCCCATCCCTCTTGCTCCAAGATCCGCGCTTCCATCCCCTCCGTGTCAAACCCGGCTTGCGCGACTTGCTCTAGGCAATCGTCGATAGCTTCGGCCGGGTTGTCGCCGATTCCCGTAACGACATTGGCGAACCGGGTAAAGGCAACCCCGCAACCCTGGAAGTATTGGGAATGCTCTATCCCGTGATCGATCAATTCAAACTCGCCGATACGTTCTGCCGTGTTGTCGGTCATGGTCAATTCTCTCCTAGGCCAAATCATCGGTTGAATCTGAGGGCACGCCAGTAGGCGTACCATTGCCTTCTCGCCTCGTCCCGTGTCCTCCGCCTGCGCTTGCCGTCGGGCATGGTGTCACCTACAGACTGCGGAGTGTTGCTTCGCACATTTCAAGCTGCTTTTCGAGGTGGCGAAGATCTCCCAGGATTGTCCACCTCTGTCTCAATTGGAGGGGCGCCTGATACAAGCGCTGCTTCGTAAGCTGTATCTCAGACAGCAAGCGTTCACGATTGGCCTTCAATTGCCGCTTCATCGATCTACCTCCTTCATGCCAAGAGAACAACGTCTATCACAAGAGTGTTGCATAAAAACGGATAGTCAAGCACAAAAACAAAAGATTAAGGGATGTTTCGATTGCAACGATTACAATGAGCGCATAAAAAAAGCCCCCAAGTGTGACCTTGGGAGCGTAAGAGTATAGCGTCGGTTATCCGCTACTGTTGCCAGGGTGGAACAGTAGGCTTTTCGGACGATTTCTCAGGTGCAGACTCAGGCGGTTGCTCGGGTGCAGACTCGGGCGCCGGCGCTTCGGCGGGCCGTCCAGGCGGATTGCCTTGGAGTGCTTGAGCGACCGCGTCCCTGAACAGCTTGCGTGTCCCCGATTCCCGCCGGGAATGCAACGCAAGGCCCAATTTAACCAGCTTCTCCCAAGCAAGTGTGCCGTTCTTGACCATCGTCTGCGCAGCGCTGTAGCATCGATGGCACAAACCGCGCGTTCCGCCTACCTGGTCACAACCGGGCGTCAGACATTGCGGTTTTCGTTTCGCTTTCTTACTCATTCATAGCTCCTCATGTTGGAAATAAAATCGTTCACGTTGCATTCTCTGTTATACTGTTGATTTGTTGCGAAATCAAGATCGAAATAGTTGAAGCAGTCAAATCAGGCGCAGCAAGTGTGTAAGGGGCTTGGTAGCACCGATGGGGGGCAAGACGGTTTCAAGTATGTAAGTATAGAGGTGGTGCGGACCCCGGTAATTACACGGGTGGCACGAGACCCCCCATTGAACGTAAGTATAAGGGGGATAAGGAGTTAGGTCTTATATATATAGTATATATATATATGTGTGTATGTGTGTATGTATGTATTCATAATCTATCTATTTTCCCCCCCCTTATGGTGAAAATCCCCTTTTTTCTTATTACGCGGGAGTACATACACAAATGACCTAATTGGGTGGTGAGTATGTAAGTGTGTAGATGCTCGCTATTCTGAGGGATGAGGCGTAGTCCGGGCGTGGGCCGATGGCCATCGAGGCAGGCGAGGCGCGGGGTGGTGGCCTAACTCGGACAAAGCGCTCGGTTTTGTTGCGCGCATCGGGAAGTGTAGTCAAATTGATGACACATGCACCACCATGTGTAGTCAATGTGATGACACATTGATCCCTCCCATGTGCTTCCCATACCCGTGTAGCCCGCATACTGGCCAATGACGTGTCCCCATTGGCTATTATGAGCATGATTGTGCTGATTATGAGGATCGAACAAGCGTCGGGGGGGCCCCTAGGTGTCAGAATCCTTAAAACCGGACCCGGGGCCGCTCCTCTCCCCCTACTACTTAGCCCCCCTCTCTCCTCACGGTATTTCTCGTTAGAAGTGGAGGTACTTTGTACCCTCCCTTCGCAGTGATTCTTGCTTTGGCTCCCCCATCGAGGGGGCCTATCCTTTGCTATGCCGCGGGAGTTAGCTACCTGGTTATGCCAGAGATTCGTCCATGCCGTAGTTACGCTGGCCATAGGCGAAGAGAATTCCTCCCCAGTTTCCCAAGGAGAGACCATGCAGGATACCGAACAACGTCCGCCATTTGACGCAGAGGACCTCGCTTGGCTAGGGATCGATCCGTGGGGCCCCGAGCACCAGCCGGTACCGATCGGACTGGGCTCTCAACGCCCCTGTCTAGTGTTTGAATCGACCCCTAATGGCTCCGAGAACCCCTACTACAAATTCGCAGAGGAGCGTGGCGTCACAAAGCGTCCCCTTGGACCTCCCATCAGTTTGACGGCTGGCGAATCGTGCAAGCCAGTCACCTTCGTTAATCGGTCAATGTGGTTCAATTCTTCAGGAGAAGGGAGCGCGGTTATGTCTGAAGCGGTGAAGCGAGTATTGAAGAACAAGTGGTTGTACGTGGCGCTAGTTGGAGTTCTGGGATTGCTTAGTGGCGGTGCTTATTCCGAAGAGATCACTAAATTGCTGTTTGCAATTCTGGGAGGGTGAAGTGTACGAAATGCGTGACGTTGAGTGTGACTATTGCAGACAATTATTCACTGCGGAAGAGGTGAATACGTGTGAATTGTGCGGAGCCACATTCTGTTACGATTGTGGCACTGTGCGAGAGAGGCGCGACGGGCGCATTACTGAAGTGTGCGTTGGCTGTAATCACTAAAGAGGAGAAGAGAGATGAAGTTGCGAAGAGAGGTGGAACTCTTTGAGCGGCCACCTTCGGTTTGGTTTATCTACTGCTGGCATGATTTCGATCGACGGACGAGCGTCTTCTATCCATTCGGCATCCATTGGATCGCCAAGTGGATCCGCGCCGTCCATTGGTGGCTGAATCGTGTTACGCCCAATAAGTGGGAGAGGATGCTTGAGGATGCTCGCGAACGAGGCTTACAGGAGGCAGGCGGGGAGGCGCGGTACAAGTTGGAGCATTTGCATGAGCTGTGTGAACGGCAGTTCGATCTGGGCTTCCTGGCGGGCGTGGAGTCAGAGCGGGAGTCGATCTTCAATGCGGCGCCCAAGCCGACCGAGCAGTGCTTTCAAGATCTGAGCAAAGAGGGTGATCCCAACCAGGCGTTCGAGTGTTAGGGTTTTTACACATTTAGTAAGAGGAGAGAAGAGAATGCGCATCGCTTATAGGGCAAACAGCAGATTTCCAGCCGAATTGGACATCGTGCTCAGTGTTGAGGAATTGGGGAATGTGAATCAGGAATTCTGTGATCTGGCTTCAGCGTTTCATGGAATGACAAATATGCTGTTGACTTTTGTCCACATTTGGGAGGACGTCGAGGCTAATCTGTCAGAGAAAGTTTTCTACGACGAAAAACACAATGATCCGTTCGGATGCTTTGAGGAGTTGCACGATGCGATTTTAGCCCTGAAGGCGAAATGCCTGGCGGGGATGGAGCGATTGATGGCTACTGTTCCCGGGAACGAGGACGAGGACGAGGACGAGGCGGAGGATGTGGACGAAGAGGGGGAGGAGTAGCACCTCTAATGCCAACTGGTGTGGAAAAGTTTGCGAAGGATGTGCGTAAGACCCTTTGGCCTCTAAGCAAGGACCATCGAGAATACCACGCTTGGGATGTAAGGGTTGATGCACTAAAGCAAGAGAAGGGATACACGCTTCAACAGGCGCAGGTTCAGGCCGCGAAGGAGCAGCCGGCCTGCCTGAGGCTGTTCGGTCGTCATGATGTATCCATGTTCGATCCTGAACCTGGATCGCACGAAGATGTGGAAGTATTCATGAGCAGGAAGCGCGAGGAGAATGCCCAGAAAGCAGAGAAGGTTGTTTGCGAGCAGACGGAGCAAACGTATCGCGAGAACCTCGCCTGGGCTCTGCAGGCGGCCGGCAAGTTTAATCGTACAGCCGAGGAACCCGAGTCCTGCCCGAACGATTCGGCGTTCTACCTTTACCGGCGGGCGATCGAGGAGCCGAAGGAATTTATGGCTCGGGTGAATCAGTTGGAGTTAAAGGCCAAAGGGGAATCTGGAGACGCTAAAGCAGTCCGGCATTCGATCAAAGAGATCGATATGATGCTGGAAGCCTTTTGTGAAGGGGAGACTGAAGAGAATGAGTAGAGCTTATCAATGCGACGTGTGCGGGCTTTTTTACGACTGCCAAAGTGAGAGTGTCGGAGTCACGGCACGGAATACGCTGAACGTTCAGGGCGTGGCGATGTTGGATGTATGCCCTAGATGCGCTGACATTCTCAACCTGGCTCAGCCCTGCCATAGTGCGATGGAGAATAGGGCTTCCATGGCGAGATTATTTCGAGAGATGTTCCTCTTTCGGAAGGCGAAGCCCGCCCAGGCGGAGCGAACATCATTGATCAACGAATGGATTAATATCTGCGTGGAGGCAATCGATCAGGGGGAAGATGCAGACGCCGTTTAAGCATCATGTGCCGAAGGGTATCGTTGCCAATCTGGAATGGCGCCGTGGAGTCTATCTCCGCATGGGGGAAGATCCGGATTTCGCGGAGGTGGTCAAGCAGGCGTGCGCTCGTGATCCGGTCTTCTTCCTGAACGGGTTCGGCTGGACTTATGATCCGAGGCGGAAGCCGATTCATAAGCTGCCCTTTATCCTTTACGATTTCCAGGAGGAAGCGATTCTGGAGATCCTCGCGGCAGTCAACGATCACGACTTGCTGATCGAGAAGTCGCGAGACATGGGCGCCTCTTGGCTTTGTATTGCTGCCTTTTTTTATTGCTGGCTCTTCCGGCCGATGCAATCATTCCTGGTCGGCTCCCGAGTTGATGATCTCGTGGACGCGAGCGGCAATCCTAAGGCCATCTTCTGGAGGCTGGATTTCCTTCACGACAATTTGCCTCCCTCCCTGCGCCCGGTCGGCTTCAATCCGCATGATCATCGAACGAAACGCCATTTAGAGAATCCCGAGAATTATAGCGTTATCGACGGCGAGACGACGACGAAGGATTTCGGTCGCGGTGATCGGCGCACGGCGATCTTGCTTGACGAGTTTGCGATGGTCGAGGCGTTCGGGTCGCATATCTGCGAATCGACCAGGCCGGTTACGAATTGTCGTTTGTTCAATTCGACGCCTAACGGTACGGGGAACGCTTTCCATACGATTCGCCAAACGAATATCAAGAAGCTGTCGCTTCATTGGACTCGTCATCCGCGTTGTAGGGTGGGCCTTTATGGTCGCAGGAATAACGTCTTCCTACCGATTGATGAAGAATACTGGTCGAAGTGGGATGAACCGGTTGCGGAGATGGCGCGGCTGGATGCCCTGATCCTGGCGAAGAACGTACCCCTGCCGGATGGCAAGAAGAGATCCCCTTGGTACGCCAACGAGTGCGATCGGGCCGGCTCCGCTCGTGAGATCGCCAAGGAAATGGATATTGACTACGGCGGCTCCGGCGGTCAGTGGTTTAATTCCGAGCTTGTCGAGCAAGCCATCAGGCGATTCGCTCGTGCGCCGGATGTGATTGGCGATCTGGAGTTCGATGAAATTACGGCTGATCCGATTCGGTTTCGCGAAGACCCTAGGGGGTATACATATTTATGGGTGACGCTGAACGGGGATGGGCTGCCGAATGTTGGCCCCCACCGTATCATGCTCGGGGTGGATGTTTCCGCCGGCACGGGCGCCTCGAATTCGTGCATCGTTGGTTACGATTCGATTACGCACAAAAAAGTTCTTGAGATTGCCACGCCGTATATCAGGCCTGAAGCCCTCGCCGTTCTCTGTGTTGCTGTGGCGAAGTGGCTTGAGAAGGCAACTCACACCAAGCCCTATGTGATCTGGGAAATGAATGGTCCTGGTCGGCAGTTCGGATCGAAAGTGCTGGAGCTGGGATACAAGCATATCTACATGCGCAGAGATGATCTGTCCATTAAGAGGAGAGTTAGCGACATTCCAGGTTGGGCGCCAACGAAGGAAGGTAAGCTGGTCTTGCTCGGGGAGTATCGAGCGGCCATCGAGGGCGGACGGCTAGCGAATTATTCCCGGAACGCATTAGATGAAACGATGGAATACGTTCATTTACCTAACGGCGGAGTGGGGCATTCCAAGGCCGAGAAGAAAGAAGATCCGTCTGGGGCTAGTTCCAATCATGGTGACCGCGTGATGGCTGATGCGCTTGCGTGGAAAGTGTTGAATGGAGTCGGGCATGCGCCGCAGGTTCGTGAGAAGCCTGAGGTTCCAGTGGGAAGTTTGGCATGGCGACGGAAGATGCGTGAGAAACAAAAGAAGCAACCGAATAGGCAACTCAGTGGGGGGTGGCGGAAGTGAGTAGCAGTCTTACGAAGAAGCAATTCGAGGACCTCACAAAATCTGTGAAGTGGTCGATTAGGAAATTGGAGACGCCGCGTACGAAGCGGCATGAGGCAATCAGGCAATTCGTCGGAAACCACCATAGCGACGACGGCTCGGAAGAAATCATGCCAGTCAACATGCTGAAGTTGGCTGTTCAGATTTCCATTCGGTCTTTAGCTGCTCGGTCACCTCGGGTGTTGATCTCAACTAGGGAGCCGTCACTCAGGGCGACGGCGGCGAATCTCGAATTGGCAGTTAACGATATTCCTCTGGAAATCGGATTCGAGGAGACGCTGCGGCAATTCGTACTGGAGGCTCTTTTTACTATCGGTGTTTGCAAGATCGGGCTCTCGAAGGTCAGCGAAATAATGGGGGTGCCTTACGGCAAGCCGTTCGTGGACATCATCACGATGGACAATTACTTCGTCGACATGACCGCCGAGCATCGCAGTGAAATCCAGTACGAAGGTAACGATTACTGGCTTACGGTCGATGCGATCAAGGAACTGGGATGGCTTACCAAGGACAAGCTGAGGGAACTGGGTGACGGTCCCGGGGAGGCTGTCGGGTCTGACGATCGGGCGGGGGTAGGGTCGTCGGATGAATCCAAGCAACCGTTCAAGAAGCGTATTTGGGTGCGAGACGTGTGGCTCCCAGAGGAGCGACGAATTGTTACTTATGCTCCCAAGTTGGATAAGCTCTTGAATGATGAGGCGTTTGACGGGCCGAAGCACGGTCCCTATTACGTTCTTGGTTTTTCAGATGTTCCAGGGAGTCTACTTCCGCTCTCGCCGGTATCCGTACTTCGTGATTTGAATGAGTTGGCGAACGCGCTTTTTAGGAAGCTGGGCTGCCAAGCGGACGACCAGAAGCGGGTGCTCGGTTTCCCGGGCGGCGATGATGAAGGTGTTCAGAATTTCAAGGGCGCGAAAGACGGTGAAGGGATTCAGTACGCGGGTGCCGAGCCTACGAAGCTGGAAGCCGGCGGGATCGACGCCGGGACGCTTGCGTTCTATGGACAGTGCCGCGAGCACTGTTCTTATGTTGGCGGCAACTTGGATGCGCTTGGCGGTCTGGCGCCGCAGACGGAAACACTCGGACAGGATAAGCTCTTGACGGAGTCGGCCAGTGCGCAGCAGCGCGACATGCAAGCGGCGACGGTGAGCGTGGTTCGTGAGATGTTTCGCGCATTGGCTTGGTATGAATGGCATGATCCGGTTGGGGAGCGAACTCTCGAAAAGCCAATTCCAGGGATACCCGGGAAATCGATTCCGGTCAAGTGGAATCGCGAGTCGCGCCAGGGGGATTTCGACGAATTCAGTTTGGAGATTGATGTCTATTCCCTAATGGACGATTCGCCAAACCTAAGGCTACAGCGGCTCGGACTCATCCTTGAGCGCTACGTCTTTCCGCTCTTGCCTGAGATACAAAGGCAGGGCGGCGAGCTGGATGTGCCGGCTCTCATTGGTATGGTCGCTAAGTTGGCGGATTTCCGGGAGCTGCATGACATCGTCGTCTTCACTGGCGAACCGCAGCCTACGGATACTGGACAGCCTACTGGTCAGCCCTCGGAGACGAAGCGGACTTACGAGCACACGAGCAAGCCGGCGCCTGCCTCGCAGGCGAGCGATATGTTGAATCAATTCCTTAATGGGGGGCAGCAGCAGTGAACGAACTGATCGCGTATCTGATGGGTTGGAAGAAGACGGCCAGTCGATGGGCTGCACCCCTGGAGAAGCCTATTCCGCCCAAGACGCCCAAGCAGATTGCGGCCGAGCGAGCCAAGGCAGCCGAAGTGAAGTTGCTTCGGGAGAAGCGAGCGAGGGAGAAGGCCGCGATGGAGAAGGGGCCGCCCCAGGGTGGACAGTTGCCGGCTGCCAAAGCGGCGGGGCCATCGGTTAAGGCCACGCTGAAACGGCGGAAGAGTTGGTTTCAGTAGGGCATGGGCGGCCTGGGCTTTTCTATGAAGTTTTCGTCACAAGTTGCAGTAGGCTGAAGCTCAATGGGGGTAGGGGATGCCGATCTATTGTTATACCACTAACGAGGGGGAAACGATCGAGCGCCAGTTCTCTTTCCAGAAGACTGTGCCAGAACAGATTCGTGTGATGGGGAAGACTGCGAGGCGAGATCGTCAGGCTGAGGGGGCGCCTCGTTGCTTCGTGAAGGGGTCGCGGACGCCGGTCAAGCAGGGCTTGGGAAAGTGGCCGATGGAGCCTTGCGTGGCATCCGGTGTAAACGCGAGTCAGGCGCAGGAACTTCGCGATTACCTTGCGAATCGCGGCTGCCCGACGGAAGTCTCCAAAGATGGTGATCCAATTTATATCAGTGCGGCGCATCGTCGCAAGGCCCTGAAACTGCGTGGAATGCACGACAACAGTTCTTACGACTAAGGGGAGAGAATGGCACTTGACAAGGGCTTGCTAGAAGAGATCGATGCTGCGGTTGATGAGACTACGCGGGAACTTAACGCAACCACCCCGGAAGACGCCCCGGAAGACACCCCGGAAGACGCTCCGGAAGACGCCTCGGAAGTGACCGCGCAAGTGACCGCGCAAGTTGACGATGAAGTTGACGATGAAGTTGACGATGAAGTTGACGATGAAGTTGACGACGACGAGAAGGACAAGAAAGCCGAGGAGCCCGAGTCGGATGTTCTTCCTTCGATGCCCCTTCGCTCGGAAGCGTTGCTTGAGCGAGCCGTGCGGAATGGCTTGTCGCTGGCGGATGCCAAGGCTTTTCCGAGCGACAATGCCTTGCAGTCGACTTGTGAATCGCTGGAGCAGATTCATGCATCTGCCGAGGAGCAGGGCGAGGTGGAAGATCCCCTTGCTGTTTTTGAGAAACTGAATACAGAGGATTTCCAGCCGGAGGTGGTCGAGTTTCTAGGGACGCTGGTCGGGCAGATGCGTGCTCAGCGTGAGGAGATTCGGCAGCTCCGCTCGGGACAGGAACAATCCGTGCAGGTCCGCCAAGAGGCGGTTGTGCGCGAAGTGGAAACTTGGTTCGATGGGCAGGTGGCATCGCTCGGAGACAGTTTCCAGGAGGCCCTAGGAACTGGTGGTTATCGATCACTGGCTCCGGGAAGTTCGCAGTTACAACAGAGGGATGCGATTGCGGAGCAGATGGCCGTGCAGATGGCCGGCTATCAGGCGGTCGGGAAACCCATGCCTCCCCGCGAAGAGTTATTCGTGTCGGCGGCAAGGATCGTATTGTCCAGCGAATTTGCGGCGCTTGAGCGTAAGCAGATTCAGAAGGAATTGCGCAGGAGAAGCAAGCAGCATATCCAGCGTGGCACCAGGGGCGATGCACAGGGCGGTGAAACAGGTTTATCACCGGAGGACGAGGCGGCTCAGAAGCTTGAACGGAAATACTTCGGCAAGGGGTAGCTTGTGGTCCTCCGTTCACGGGGGGAAATTAACTCATGACTTTGCAGTACGCAGACATTGACGACGCGGTCCTGGAGACTCAGGAGCATCTCATTAAGAGGGGTGCCTTTCTTGATTTGCAGACGGACCTGGCTGACCATGTGGCCGTTCGGGAAATGTGGGAGAAACGAAGGAAGAAGTTCGCGGGCGGTGATCCTTGGCGATTTGAAGCGCAGGTCGATCATAATCATTCGGCGCGAACCGTGGGACTGTGGGAGACGGACGCTAGCGCTCTGACGGATACGATGATCAAGGGCGAAGTCCACGCGAGACATATCAATGCTCATTACGAGTACGATCAGCGGGAGCCGGAATTCCAGCGCGGCGGACATGCTATCGTTGATCTGGTTCGTACTCGTTACGTCGGGATGAAGGTCTCTCTCTTTGAGCTGATGGAAGAGATTCTGTGGGGGAAGCCCGACGATTCCACCGACAACAAGACGCCCTTCGGCATCGAGTTCTGGGTGCTTAAACACGCGGACGAAGGTTTCACTGGCCAGAATCCTGAGGGGTTCGATTCCGGCCGTGCCGGTATTGATTCGACGGCCCATGTACGATGGTCGAACTGGGCGGCTCAGTATGCGGAGATTGCCAAGGAGGACCTCATTCGGAAGATGCGCCGAGCGCATCGTAAGACTCGCTTCCGCTCGCCGGTTTCGCATGCGGTGCCTGAACTTGGCAAGATGGGGAATGGAATCTACACCAACGATGAAGTGATCGGCATCATGGAGGAGATCCTTGAGGCGAATAACATGAATCTCGGGAACGATCTCGCCTCCAAGGACGGTCGGACTGCGTTCAAAAGCACGCCGGTTCAGTACGCACCGTACGTCGATAACGACGCGCAGAATCCGGTCTACATGCTCGATTGGAAGTATCTCGCCATCGGCGTTATGCCTGGCTGGGAGAATAACTTGCAGAAGCCGTATATGGTTCCTGGTAAGCACCTCGTGCGCCGGGTCGATCTCGACTGCACGCTGAACATGGTCTGTACGGACCTGCGGAGGCAAACGGTTATCGCGACTGCGTAACTTCCAAACCCTGGGGATTTCCGCCCCGTTAGCCAGGCGGGGCGGCCCTCAGGCTTATTTGTGTGACACTCACTTTGGAGAAGAAATATGATTGACCGTTCGATTAACGCCCACGAGAAGCAGTCGCAGGGTGCGGTGGCTTGTGTGTGGTTTGGTGGCTCCACTGCTTTGCTCGAAGGGCAGGGCGTGTGTTATAACTGGGATTACGGCACTGCTGCTGCGGCGGATGGCCGACGGCTGAACCGTGTCGAACTTCCCACGATTCTGAATGCTCGGTGGTTTGCCGGTGTGGCGTCTCGGAAGTATTCGGCCAAGAGTGGCGGGCAGCTGATCGAAATCTATCTGCCTGGTTCGCTCTGCAACGTCCTGTCGAAGGCGAGCACGACGATTGGTGTCGGGCGCTTGACGTGCGAGGCCGGCGGGACTTACGCGGGGTATTTCCGCCTAGCTGGGTTTCCTGGCCAGGGCTCGTGTGTTCCGATGCAGACCTATGATCGCTCCACCACGGCCGGTAAGTGCCAGGCGCTTCTCGAAGAGGGGCAGCAGTCGGGCCTCGTTGAGGTCGTTTCGGCGAATGCTGACGATCTTCTGGATGGTGGCGCTACGACCTTTATGGTCGGTGGCGTGAGCTATGTCGACACTGACATTTCCACGGGGGGCGATGCCACCTTTACCCTTGCTGATGGCGTTCTCCCTGGGCAGCGAAAGGCTTTCGTCTGCCAGAAGGCGCAGACGAATGACGTTGCCATTACCGTGACAAGCGGTATCGAGGGTGTCGCGAATGCTGATCCGTCGGATGGCCTGTCTTCGATCAAGCTGGATGCGGATTTGGAGGAAGTTACGCTGGAGTGGCCTGCGTTCGATACGAGCGGCGTTTGGGTCGTTCTTCACGCGGTTGGCGCAACGCTTGCGTAGTCATTATGCCGCAGGGCTGTCATCCTTTCATATCCCTGCGGATGCAAGGCTGGGGGCGGGTTTCTCTTCCCCGTTCCCGGCCGTTTTTCTGGAGTTGATTGGTGGCTGAATCTACTCTGACGCTGGGTTGGGCTGATCTTAAAAAGGAAGTGGGGTTCTTCCTTGGGTTTGGTTCTACTATTGCGAATTGGAGTGCTTCGCAAGTAACGACCATTGAGGGGATTGTGCAGTCTGGTTACCGGCAAGTGCTCTACTTGCCGGCCATGCAGGGCGTGCAGCCAGGATACGAATGGTCGTTTTTACGCCCAACGACGACCTTAGCACTCGTTGCTGATACTGGCGATTACGATTTGCCGGACGACTTCGGTCGTATGGTGGGGGAATTTCATTACGCCCCCGACGAGCATCAGGCGCCAATACGGGAGATAGCGCTTCCGGCATTGCTCGATATGCGGTCGGCTTCCGATCGTAATGCTTATCCGAATTTCTTCGCGACTCGATTTAAGGATACGGATGGTGATGCTGGACAGCGGCAAGAGGTTCTTTTCTATCCAGAATCCGACGCGGCTTACACGCTGTACTACTGCTACGATTCTTATCAGGGTGCGCTCAGCGACACTTATCCGTATCCACTAGGCGGAATGCAGATGAGCGAGCTATACAGGGAGTCTTGCTTGGCTGTAGCGGAAGGGCGCAATGACGGGGAACCCGGCGTGCATCAGCAGATTTTCGAGCGCTTGGCAATCGACCGGGTGGCTCGTGATCGGAGGCGTGGCGCGAAGAATTTCGGTCGAATGGGACAGCCTGGCATGCGGGGCACTAGTGATTGGCGCCGTGGTAGCAAGCTGTATGAAGGCGCTTACGAGGTGACTTACAAAGGGGAGTATCTATAGATGCCGGCTGGCGTGACTACTCTAGTTGGCGGTTCCAGCGAATTGATCGTTGCGGCCGATGGTCATCGTGACTTTCTGACAATTCAGTTGCACGGCACGGAGACCGTTTGCTTGGCATTCGGCGAAGCCGCTGCGGATGCAACCGGAATCATACTGCTGTACCCGGGGTGCTCCGTGAGGGTGCTCGGCGCCAAGGCGCGACTTGCTGTTTACGGATATGCGAGCGGTGGCGTGAATGTCGGGATCGAGACGTGCGAGGACGTTGAGTATCGTCCGGGCTCTTTTGCTTACGGGTACTAAGGTGGCAGCATACGCCTGGGAAATCGAGGCGGGGGAAGTTGGAGTCTCGAAAGAGATCCTTGCTGCCAATGAGTATCGCGATGAGTTACTCGTGCAATTGCACACTCAGGTCGTTCCAGGGGCGAGTCCTGTATTCGTTGCATTTGGTGAAGAAGCAACTACCGAGAACGGACTCATGCTTGGTGGAATCGGTCACACGGTGAGACCGCTTGGCGCCAAGTCGAGATTGTCCGTGAACGTGCTCAGTGCGGCGGCGTCTGCCGGCGGTATCGAGACTCACACGTCGTTGGAGTATCGACACGTTTTGAATTATCCACTCTGGCAAAAGCAGGAGCCCAAGGGGGAGGCGCCAATCTGTGTTCATTTTTCCCCCTTGGATGACACGGATGATGCCCCTGTTGATTGGGACCCGTTCTTTCTCATGTTCGATATGAATGTGCAGGCAGGGACGGGGGACATCGTACTCCACCTGGCGGGCGATGATTCCGTGGTGGAGACGATTGCGATCGGCGATGCAACTGTCGATGGGGGAATTGTTGAGTTCTCATTAACCAATCCACTCGATGCTGGCACTGCGTACTACTTCCTGATTGCGAGCGGGGTAATCGAGAGTGAGGAGGGAGTCGATTGGGGCGGGACTGACGATGAAACAACTTGGAATTTCGTAACTGCTGCGTAGTCTTTAACTGCTGGGTTATAAGTACCAGTATTTTTTTTCTGTTTCGTGAACGGGGGTTCGAGTAATGATTAGTCGTTTGTGTAGTTTGTTGCGAGTGAAGCAGCCAGTGTTGGCCGATCGAGGCTACCTGTTCGCGAGCGGTGCGACTGTGCCGACCGATGGGACGGATGGCTTCCAAGTTGGGTGCCTGTTCCAACATACCGACGGTACCAGTGGTACTGCGCTGTATGTTAACGAGGGATCGGTTACGTCTTGCGATTTCAATCCGATTGATGCCGGCGATCTCGATACCGTGCTTGAGGTTGGCGAGTTTTCGTCCCTGACGGCGGGCAGCGGTATCCCGCTTTCCGATTCGCAGACTGCGGCTGCCGTTGTGTACGGCGATGACAATGGTCTTGCGATCACGGCCAACGTGTACAATCTGCGTACGCGGCTCTTGCTGACGGTCGACCAGAGCGCCACTTCGATCCGTGCCTTGATGGCCCAGCTTAAGCTGGCCGATGGCGTGGATGTTGAGACGGGCATCTACACGGCCAACCAAGGCTATCTTGAGTTGGCTGGCACGCATATTGCGAAGAACGGCGCCACGCTTTCGGCCATGGATGTGAGCTTGGAAATCGGCACGAAGTTGACAACCAATGTTGGCGGCGAGGCTTGTGGATTGCACGTTGAGACAACTGGCACCGGGACGATCACGAACGACGGGACGTGCGCTGCGGTCTTGATTGACAAGGCAGCTGGCGCGGCCGATTGGCC